TTCACACCAAAAGTTTCTTACCAGATTTACTGTAGTGAATCTTGTAGAGACGCTGCTACAAAAGAAAAGATAGCAGAACGCTATCAGGTAACTCGTAGACAAAAAAGAATAGGCAAAGTCAGAAAATGCTTGGGTGGTTGTGGAGTTGATCTTTCAATCTACAACGACTCAGGCTTTTGTTCTAACTGCAACATAAGCAAGAAGTCAGTTGACAAAATGTTAAAAGAATTAAAAGGATTTATTGAGTATGAACAAGACTAAGTGGGGTGGACCAGTGCAACCAAATAATATTTGTGCAATAGATGCCAGTACCAATAGTCTTGCATTTGCTTTTTATTCATTTAAGAATCTTGGAACTATTGGAAAGATTAACTTTACTGGTGGAGATATATACGAAAAGGTAGCAGACGCTTGCAAGAAAAGCAAGGGATTGTTTGCTCAATTTAATATGGTTGATGCTATTGTAATTGAACATACCGTATTCATGAACAGTCCTAAAACTGCTGCTGATCTTGCACTTGTTCAGGGAGCACTGCTTGGTGCTGCAGGTCTATCTGGAATTGATACTTTTGGAAAGGTATCTCCTATTACATGGCAAAACTATATTGGAAACAAAAAGATCTCTAAAGACGAACAACTTTATATTCGTGCACAACATCCTGGTAAATCTGTTTCTTGGTACAAGACATATGAGCGTAACCTTCGCAAAGAAAGAACCATTAAATTTATAAACACAATATACGATAAGACTATTACTGATAACGATGTGGCTGATGCTTGTGGTATTGGTCATTGGGCTATTAATAATTGGGGTAAGGCAATTGGAGTTGACAAATAATATTATGGCTGCTAAACTATATACTAGTGAGACTTGGCTTCGTAAGAGATTCCTTATGGATAAGAAGACTCCAGAAGAGATTGCCAAGGAGTGTGGATGTTCTTTGGAGACCATCTATGTTTACCTTGCTAAGTTTGGACTAAGGAAGTCAAAGAGATGAATAAGTTTCATAAGTTTGTAACTTTTATTGCAGTGGTTTGCACTGTTGGATTAACTTATGCCGTCTTTACTTTAAAAGGAATGCCAGAAGCGTTTGATTGGGAAGATGAAGATGAGCGATAACCTAAACATCACGGTTGATCAAGTAAATCATCCAACACACTATACAACCGACCCATCTGGAGTTGAGTGTATTCAGATCACTCGTCATCGCAACTTTAATATTGGTAATGCGTTTAAATATCTTTGGAGAGCAGGACTTAAAGATGAGTCTAAGACTATTCAAGATCTTGAAAAAGCAATTTTTTATATCAAGGATGAAATTAATAGACTAGAGGGTAAGTATGTCAACTGAAGAAGATCTAGTTAAACACCTTGATCAGGTAAACCAAGTTGTTTCAGAGTACCTAAAGGGTACTGACCCAACAAGAATATCTAAAGAACTTTCAATACCAAGAGTTCGTGTTGTAGAACTTATTAATGAGTGGAAAGTTATGGCATCTGCTAATGATGCAATCCGTGCTCGTGCAAAAGAAGCACTTGCAGCAATGGATGCACATTACAGCAAACTAATTACAAAGTCTTATGAAGTTATTGATGAAGCGTCAATAACTAATAATCTTAGTGCAAAAACTCAAGCAATTAAACTTGTTGTTGACATTGAAAAAGCAAGAATTGATATGCTTCAAAAAGCAGGGCTTCTTGAAAACAAAGAACTTGCAGAAGAGATGGTTGAGATTGAAAAGCGCCAAGAAACCCTTGTTGCTATTCTTAGAGATATTGCATCAACTCATCCAGATATTCGTGACCTAATTATGCACAGACTTTCTTCTGTTGCAAAAGATGGGGAAGTGATTACAGTTGTCCACGATGTTAGATAGACATAAAAACGCACTATTTTATGGTATACTGTTCTTATGGGATACTGTGCTGTAGAAAATTGCGGGGATAAAGCAAATGCTAAGTCCTTATGCCCAAAACATTATTACAGAAATAAACGTTATGGTGACCCAAATAAAGTAAGATTTCCATGGAGGAATGATAGATCTTGTCTTGTTTCTGGTTGTGATAAAGAGCATGAGGCAAAAGGATATTGCAAAAATCATTATATGATTCTTTATAAGTTTGGTATATCTCCAGAAGAATATCAGCAAAAATTCAAAGATCAAGATAAAGTTTGTGATATTTGTAAAAAACCTTGTGCTCAAAAGAAAATGTTATCTCTTGACCATGATCATAACACCAATGAAATAAGAGGACTATTATGCTCTTCATGCAATATGGCTTTGGGTGGTTTTTTAGATAGTCCAGAAATATTGCTATCAGCAATTAAATATTTAGCAAAATGGGGTAAAAAATAATGAATGATTTTTCAGATTTTGTTGAAGCACTAAGAAATAATAATTTTAATGAAACACCAGTTGACGCAAAAACTTTTGTGGAGGGAGAGGCTTATTTGAATCAACCTCCACTATCAGATATTCAGTATGACATTGTAGAGGCAATGAGTCAGATATATAAAGAAGAAGATTTAATAGACATTTTAGGACCAGAAAAAGGTTCTCAGTACTATAAAAAATATACAAAAAATGAAGTAATTCTTCAACTTGGAAAAGGGTCTGGAAAAGATTTTACGTCAACAGTTGCATGTGCTTATATTGTTTATAAGTTATTATGCCTAAAAGATCCTGCAAGATATTTTGGTAAACCTTCTGGAGATGCTATTGATATTATTAACGTCGCAATAAATGCTGCTCAAGCAAAAAATGTTTTTTTTAAAGGATTTAAAACTAAAATTGAAAAATCTGAATGGTTTGCAGGAAAATTCAATGCAAAAGCAGAAAGTATTGAATTTGATCATGCAATCACAGTTTACTCTGGTCACTCAGAAAGAGAATCACATGAAGGTTTGAACCTTATTCTTGCAGTACTTGATGAAATTTCTGGTTTTGCACAAGAGGTTGGTACTGGAAATGATCAAGGTAAGACTGCTGATAATATCTATAAGGCTTTCCGTGCTTCTGTAGATTCACGTTTTCCTGACCTTGGTAAGGTTGCTTTGCTTTCATTCCCACGTTTTCCAGGGGACTTTATTTCACAAAAATATGAAGACTCAATAATGGAAAAAGAAACAATTACCTACACTCATAGGTTTATAATGAATCCAGATTTTCCAGATGACCTTGAGGGTAATTACTTAGATATTGGATGGGATGAAGACCAAATCGTTGCATATAAATATCCTGGGGTATTTGCACTAAAGAGACCAACATGGGTAGTAAACCCAACAAGAAAGATTGACGACTTTAAGTTAGCATTCTTTACAGACATGGGAGATGCCATGCAACGCTTTGCTTGTGTACCTACATTTGCTTCTGATGCTTTCTTTAAACAAAAAGATAAACTTGAAAAGTGTATGACACTTAGAAATCCAATTGATAGTAATAAAAGGTTTGATGAGTCATTTGTTCCAGACCCAGATAAGGTTTATTATATCCATGCTGACCTTGCACAAAAGCACGATAAGTGTGCAGTGGCAATTGCTCATGTTGATAAATGGGTAAACCTGCAAGTAGTTAAAGACTATGAGCAAGTTGCTCCAATTATTATTGTTGATGCTGTGGTTTGGTGGGAACCAAAAGTAGAAGGCCCAGTCAATCTATCTGAAGTAAAGCAGTGGATTCAAAACCTTCGCAGACAAGGTTTTAATCTTGGAATGGTTACATTTGACCGCTGGCAATCATTTGATATTCAGCAAGAACTTCAGGCTGTTGGAATAAGAACTGATACTGTTTCTGTTGGCAAAAAGCATTATGAGGATCTTGCAATGATGATTTATGAAGAACGTGTCGCAATGCCACACATTCCATTATTGCTTGATGAAATGTCTGAACTTAAGATTATTAATGATAAAAAAGTAGATCACCCACGCAAAAAGTCAAAGGACTTATCAGATGCTGTAACGGGTGCTGTATTTGGTGCTTTATCTCACACACCAAAGAATACTAATCTAGAGATTGATATTCATACTTGGTCACGCTCATCGCAACGACTTGCAGAGCAAGAGCAACGTATGGTAGAATTGGATACTAAGGAAATTCCTGAAGATGTTAGGGATTACCTTGGAAATTTCAATTTATTATAAAAAACTAACAAGGAGAAAAATGAATTCATTTAAGAAAGTTGCCCTAGGTGTTGCTGCAGCGATGACCTTTGGCGTTATTTCAGCACTTCCGACTAGTGCTGCAGTAATTGCACCAACTCTCAGCATTGATACAGCAACAACAACTGTAACTGCTGGTGAGTCTGCAACTGCTGTAGTAACATTGTCATTTATTTCAGAAACTAGAGCAGACACAGCAACTGTGCTTGCTGCTATTTTTTCACAGCCAACAGGCTCATCAAAGACTTCAACACTTTCATTGGTTGAAACAAATACTGCAACAGTAGCATTTGGGTCAGGCAATACATCTGCAGACGTTAACTCAACAGTTAACACAGCAGGATATGTTACAGCAAAGTTTAAGGTAACATTAGATGCTCCAACAGTTGCAGGTACTTATGTAACAAATATTATCCCAACACGTCCAACAGGTGCTTCTTCAGTATCTTGGACAGTTACAGTTAAGGCAGCGGATCTAACTCCATCTGCTTCAACGACAACATCTATTCTTAACTCTGGTGAAGTAACAACTGCAACAACAGATGCTTCAGTTTATGCACCAAAGGCAGCGTCTACAGATGCAGCAGCGGTAATCGTTGTTACACCTAAGAACGCAGCAGGTGGTA